ACATTAAGTTAACCTGGGAAGATGAGGACTTAATTAATGAGCTCACTGCAGCAACTTATGAAATCAAAAACGGCAAGATACAAATAGAAAGTAAGGACGACCTGAAAGCTAAACTGGGACACTCTCCCGACAAAGCTGATGCCTATATTCAAGGACTTTATTTATTACAGTTTGCGGGCATGTTCAAGACAATCAAGGAATACGAAGATTGGGGATATGCTTATGCGGTCAAACATTCCTCTAAGTACTCTGGACTATAAGAAGGTGATTAAGTGGCTAAAAAGAAACTAAAAACTAAAGGTGAAGCTTTAGTTGAGTTTGTTCTCGACAAATATGAGTATAGTAAAAACGAACTGGCGGGAATACGTTCTAAATGGTTAGAATATTACAACGATTACCGGGGAACAGTTGCCGAAGGGAAAGAACCCTGGCAAGCTAATTATATTATTCCCACTTTAAAAGATGTGGTCCGCACTAAGGTTCCTCTCTATGCTAATATTCTATTCGCGAATGGGCTTAAAAGTTGGGATATTATTCCCGGTGAAGAAGAAGATGAAAAGATTATCCCTATTCTTAAAGACGTTATGATGTTTCAACTTGAAAACTGTGGGAAAAATAGGGGTGGTTTTTTCTCAGTTGCAAACGAGTTTTTAACCCAGTTTGAAATATATGGTTATTCAGTAGCTAAAGTTCCTTGGAGGGTAGAAAAAAATAAAGGAAAAATTATTTTTGAGGGCGCAGATATAGAATGTGTAGACATTTTTCAGTTCTTTCCCGACCCTAATACTATCGATATTTCCTCCTCGTGGTGTATAGTGAGAAAGAGGGATGTTTTTGTATCCTATTTAAAGCAAATGGAAGCTCAAGGAATTTACCATTCAATATCTGAGCTAAAAGATAGTTCCCAGCCTTATGAAGACGGCGACCCAGAAACCGCAAGAGACCAAAAAGATAGAGTAGAACTCTTAGAATATCACGGTGAAATTCCCTTAGACTTATTGAAGGGGAAAATATCTGATGAAAGCCAAGTTAACCCATATGATGATGAATATGTAAAAGCCATCGTAACCATTGCTAATAGGCAGGTATGTATCAGAAATGAGGTATATCCTTATGACTGTGGCAATATTTTTGCTGATGCTACCAAAGATAGGCTGCCTGGCGAATCTATTGGAACAGGAACGGCTGAAGATATTCAAGCATTAGCTGCTGAATTGACCAATGCTCATAATAAATTGAGTGATTGTATAAATTTAATTGCCAACCCAATGGGGATTATAAACGCTAATAAGGTTCAAGGGGTTTCTGGTGGAACAATTATCAGTCATCCAGGAAAGATGTTTTTTGCTCATCCTAATGTAGATAATGTTTCTAATGCTTTACAATTCATTAACACCACTGCTCAGGCAGCAAGTTTAAGCCCCCTAATTACTTTTATAAATATGATGGAAGAAAAAATTCAGAAAGTTACTCAAGCAGTTCCCGTAATTTCAGCTATGCCATCTAAGAAAGGATTACCCGAAACATTAGGAGCTACTTTGATGATGCAAGGGAACGCGGCAGAGCTAATTAAACATACGGTGAGACATTCTTTAGAGCCTTGGTTTCAAAGAGTTTTAGAAATTATTTATAAACATACTCTACAATTTTTTTCTGACGCTACTGCTTATCGGATATTGGGGGCGGAAAAAAGCAAATTGTGGGAAGAAGAAAAGCAAAGGAAAAAAATTAAAAAGGAAGATATAAAATTAATTGGCAACCCAGACTTTAAACCCCGTGGTGTGAGTATTTTTAACGAGAAACAAACTGAAATTGAGAACTTACTTAATTTCTTAAAAATTTCTATGAATGCAGCTGCCCCACAGACTGACGCTATGGGCAACCCTATAATGGGGGCAGATGGAAATCCAATTATGGCACCATTGATTGACCAGCGAGAAATCATTAAAAGAATTGCAGATAGATTAGGTTTTGAAGATGTGGAGGAGCTTATCCCTTCCCTTAAAGAGGAAAGAGAGGCTAAGGAAATTAGAGCTCACGAGGAAGTATTGAGGTCTAATCAACAGCCTCCGACACAACAACAACTTCCTCAACAACTATTACAACTTTTGGGGAGTAGAAGATGAAACAAGAATATATTAATGCTATCTTTATCAGCGATAGTTTAATTTCTCTCTTAAATACTGAAGGTTGGAAAATTGTTAATGACTTATTTGAACGCAAAAGGCAGGAATTTATTACCTGTTTGATACAAGAGAAAGACATTAATAAAATTTATTACTATCAAGCTGGTATTCAGGTAATTGATGATATTTTAGGTGAAGTAGAAGGCTTAATAAAAACTGGTATGGAGGTAAAAAATGGACAAAGACAAAGCCAATAACCTGTCCGAGACCGAACAGGAAAATTCGATAATCTCCGAACAGGCTGGCAAACAAAAAAGTCCAGACACAATGACTGCGGAAGAGTTGAGAAAGGAAATTCTCTCAGCTCAAACTTCTGAACCACGTAAGGAGGCTGAAGTTGAAAGCGAGAGCATAGAGACCCCAGAAGAGGAAGAGATTCCTGACGACCTCAAGGACAAGTCTCAAGCTGAACTCGTTAAAATTTTAGTCAATTTACGTAAGCTCAAAGGACGACAAGACCAAGAGTTAGGTGAACTCCGGAAATTTAAGAAACAACAAGAAGAATTACAAGCACAAATGGAAGAGCAGAACCTGAGTGCCTCTGCTCAAAAAATGGTTAGTGCTCAAGTTAAGGGTATGACACCTGAAGAGAGGACAGCGTTTTACGATAAATTCGCTGAAGACCCCGAAGCTGCGCTATTACCCTTAATTCAAAAAGCAATGCACCCGATATTGATACAGCAAGCTAAACAGAATAATGAAACAGTGGTAAAAAGACTAAAGGAGTCCACTAAAGATAGTCTTGTACCTTATGACGAAGAGGGAGTAAATAAGATAATTGCCTCTTATCAGAAAGGTAACCGAAACGAGCTTTTTGATAAATATGGTTCAGAAGCGTTTCAGGTGGCATATGATATTTACTTTAAACAAAACATAAACTCTGCCGTGGAAAAGAAGCTTGCCGAGGAAAGAGAAAAGCTTTCTAAAGACACTAACGCAAATCCATACGTAGAACCACAGGGCGTTTCTACGGGGAAAACTGCTAAACCTACTGACTATGAGAAGATGAGTTTTGAAGAACTCAGAAAGCTAGTAGGTGGAACTAAACTATAAGAGGTGAATTAAATGGCTAACTCTGTTGCAACTACAACTGGAACTTTAACTGCGTTAATGAAGACGTACTATGATAAATTATTACTTGAAGTAGCTCGACCTAAAATGGTTCTTGACCAGTTTGCTGATAAATCTCGAGACATTCCGAGACACGAAGGGCAAACAGTAAGTTTTCAACGCTTTGTTCCTTTAGAAGTGGTTACTGCTACTACTAACGAGGGAGAACTGCCCCCTTATGTGGAACTGGAAGCCATGAGGTTTGAGGCTACCTTACAGAAATACGCTAATGCAGTAAAAATCACCGAGGAAGTAGAATTAACTGCTCTTTCCCCCGTTCTAGAAGCTGCAGTAAAGGAATTAGGAGAGAATATGGGACAGAGCTTGAATAGATTATACCGAGGAGCTCTGGCGAAATTCCTATATCCTATGAGAGTTGATAATTCTGCAACTTATGGCAAAAGCTGCGTAGCAACTGCTGGAACTACCACTACATTAACTGATGCTACCAATCTTAGTGAAGCTGCTGATTTCTGGAATGGCGGAACGGTAGTAATAACTTCAGGACAAAATAAGGGCTACAGTGCTCACATTGACGACTTTGCTTCTGGTGTAATTACTTTTTCCCCAGCCTTAAAGGAAGCTTGCGACGCTGGAGATACTTTCCGAGTTGTTACTTCTACTGGAATTACTTCAACTAATGTAATTACTTGCTCTGCAGTAGAAAGAGCGGTAGCCTTACTGAAATACTTCAACGCTCCTACCTATGATGGGAAATACTACATAGGGATAATTTCACCATTCGTTCAGTATGACTTTATGCAGGACAGTGCTTGGGTGAATGCTCATCATTACGCTCAAGATACTGCTCTATTCGATGGTGAAGTTGGTAGATGGGGTGGAGTTAGATGGGTAGAGGATACTGACCCTTGGTTAGAAGCTGCAGGAACTATTGGAACTTATAATGCCAATGGGGCAGTCCATCAAACTCCTATTTTTGGTAGGCATGCTTACGCCGGAGTTGGGTTGGAAGGCGTTCCCGATAAACTGTTTATTAAGAAACCTGGCGACCAGGATACTTCTAACTACATTAATGCTTACAGTATGGTAGCTTGGAGAGTTTACTTTGTGCCCGTGGTTCTTAATGCACTATTTGGTGTAACATTGATATCTGGAGCATCAACTATAGCCTAAGAGGTAAAGTAGTGGTGCAATTTGGGGCTGTTCAAGCTGGTAGTTTCTACTTTAATGTTGCGCTACCTAATGGAACAGTGGTTCAAAGTGCTCAAATTGTGTTTGCAGGAGCATAGTGTTTTAAAGGGGCGCTCAATTTTAAGAGCGCCCCTTTAAAATAATGAGGTGAAATTATGCCTTTTAAGTCTAAGGCTCAAATGAAAAAGTTTTTTGCTATGGAAAAAAGAGGAGAAATTCCCAAAGGAACAGCTGAACGTTGGGCTGAGGAAACTCCTAATATTAAAAAACTACCTGAAAAGAAAGGTGAAAATAGTGGCAAAAAAGAAGGCAAAGAAAAAAGCTCCACTGGGAAGCGGAAAAAGGTTCAAAGAGTTAAGCGAAGAGTTGGGGGAAAAGGGAGCGAGTAATTCGGATGCCCTGGCGGCTTGGATAGGGCGTAAAAAATATGGTAAGAAAAAGTTTCAAGAATTAGCTGCGAAAGGTAGGAAAAAGAAATGATACAGTCTTCTGGGCTTAAGGGTATTTCTGCGGTAATTTGCGACGTTCCTTGCAACTATTGGGGTTGCAAGTTAATTAATGATACTGGCAAATCTCCCACTTTAACTATTTATGATAGTGAAAATAGCACCACCACCAATAAAGTTGTAATTGGATATGAGCGTTCTTCTGATACTTTAACTATGGGAGGACAGGTATTACCATATCCAGTGCGATGTTTCAATGGTATTTACGCTGAGTTGTCTACTGCAGAAGGAGATTACATTATTTACTATGAAATTATTTAGGAGGACATTATGATACCTATTGATAAAGAAGATTTTGATAAAGCAATTCGGGAAATTAATGGTAAATTAGATTTAATTTTACAGTTATTAATGAACGAGGAAGTTGAGGAAAAAAGAGGTAGAGGAAGACCACCAAAGGATAAGTAGGTGATGTTATGTTAGCTAACGTAAACGAAATATTAACTGATGTAAGAAGCTTAATTAACGAAAGCACAGAACGCTTCTGGAAAGACGATGAAATAATAAGGTGGATAAACGAGGCAGCAGAGGATTTCTCTTTTAAAACTAAATGCTTATCTTCTTATTATTACAAAATATTAACTGAGGACGACATTATAGACGATAGAGAAATTAGACTTAATCCCGACTTTATCGCACTGGACGAAGGTGGAGTTTTATATAACGATAAACCATTAACTCAGACTTCACTAAAACATTTAGACGAATGGGGAAAAGACTGGAGAAGCAGAACTGGAACACCCACTCACTTTTACTTCCGAGGCGATTATATTGGTTTTTATCCTAAACCCTCAATAGGCGATAAAGTTTCCTACTATGGTATTGAACGAGCTCCTTATCTGGACAGTGATATAGTTGAACCATTGAGTGGAGATTATAGAGTTATTGCTTTACGGAAATGTTTAAGAGATTATGCGGTAGCTATGTGCTGGTATAAGAAGAATGAAATTGCTAAATATCAGGAAATGATGGCTCGTTATGAAATGAACGTTTTTAATGTGCAAAATTTATTAGCTGGGCATAAAAACCAAGGAGCTAAGATAATACCAGCTCGTAGGAGAAGATAATGGCGAAGCAATTTTATCGTATCCTTGACAACCTAAGTCCCTCCGAAATGAAATTAACCAGTTTACCACGCAAGCCAAATAGCTTAAATAATATGTATTTCAACGAATATGGACAGTTAGTAAAAAGAAAAGGATATGAAAAATACAATACTACGTTATTGCATTATAGCGAAAAGATACGGGGAATGCATAGATATTATAAGTCTGCTACTGAAAAAGAGTTTTTAGTAGCTTGTAATGGTAAAATTTTTAAACTTTCTGATATCGCTCCTCATAATGGGGTAGAAATAAATACCTCTCTACCTTTAACTTTTAATAAAGATGTTTATTTTGCTGACTTTTATCAAACTTGTTATTTAGTTAACGGTGCAGACGGAATGTTTAAATATAATGGAAGTTCATTTTATAAGGTTGGTATCACCCCTCCGTCTGCACCTACTTTTAATGCTAATATTAACGGATTGTTGACACCAGGCAATTATTATTTCAAAGTTACCTACGTTGACATAGATGGATATGAAAGCAATGGTTCTCCTTCTTCTTCAGCAATGGCAGCTCTGGAAGACCCGAATGATGGAATAAAAATTAATATTCCAGTATCTACTGATCCTAAAGTAGTTGGGAGAAGAATTTATAGAACTACCATGAATGGTTCTACATTTTATTATGATGGAGAAGTAACAGATAATACTACAACTACTTATTCTTCCACTAAATCTGACACTCAAATTAGTATGGGAACATTTTTACATGATGACCACAATGAACCTCCAGCTACTCCTCAGTATATTTGTAAACGACGTTCTCGGTTAATGTTAGCAGATAAAGATGCTTTTTATATTTCTCATATAGCTGATGTAGAATATTTCCCTCCAGACTGGGTAATTTATACTGGTGCCAGACAGGATATTACTGGAATAATTGAACAACAAGAAAGTATGGCAGTTTTTACTCAAGATAGCATAGAAAGACTTATTGGACAGGATGAAGATAATTTTGAGTTTGTTAATGCTTATTCCAGTGAGGGATGTATTGCTCCTCGTTCATTAGTAAACTGCGAGAACTTATTACTTTATTTGGGTTGTGATGGGATATATGCTTTTGATGGCGTTACGGCAAAAATTATAAACATTCCTTTAGCGGAATACTTAAAAGATAATATTAATAATTCTTATGCGCATTTATCTTCTGCTGAGTATTTCGATAATAAATATTTACTTTCTTATCCTAAGGGGACTTCAAATGTCCCGAACGAAACTGTTTATATTGACTTTAGAACTGGTGCTACTGGAGTATATAACTTTGGCTTTAGTTGTTACTCTCGATGGGATAAATTAGGCGATGGTATTCAACTTTATGGTGGAAGTAATACTGTGGGACAAGTATATAAAATAGGAGTGGGGACAAGCGATGAAGGAAGAAATATAAATGCTTATGATGATGTTTGTCATTTAGACTTAGGTGTTCCTGAGCTTAAAAAGCTTTTTTATGCCATATGGATAAAAGTAATTTCTACTGATGGGGAAAACTTGAGGGTATATTATCAAATAGATGATGATGAAGAAACTTATCAAGACATAGTAATGGATAAAAATACTGAGAAATGGTATAGGATAGCTCTACCAGATAGTTGCAGGGGAAGAGCAATTAAAATAAGACCATCGGTAAATGATATATATGATATTACTTTTTGTGGGTATATGCTGGAGTTTGACGTAGAAGGCGGAGAATACTAATGATAGGCTTAACCGACGAGAATGTTTTAGCTAACACTATTCAATCAATAAAAGATTTGCTTTATGGTGGTTTAACGCAGCGGAATATGAAGTCTATCAGAACTTATTTTGTGGTTAATGCAATGGATAGTTTAGACAGCGATTATCCTATGTATATTCCGTTTAATATACCAGCTGATACGGTAAAAGTTGTGAGTGTGTATGTTAATTTTACATTATTGC